TTGAAGTTCGTGTTCTACGTGAACGGTCAGGCGGTTGATGTCGAAACTGTCCCGATGGTTGTGGACGGCAGTGACGGTGCTGACGGTGAGAGCATCACAGCCGCAGGTCATTGGGAATCCGCCAATACCCCGTATGCCAAGAACAGTACAGTATCGTTTGCCGGAGGATCTTACTTAAGCAAGGTTCAAACATCCAATCCGCCACTTCCGCTTCTTCGCGTGAGAGGTGGACGTTATCTAAGGAAGAAGGATGGCGGTTACATACTTTCCGGGAAGAGATCGGACAAGGCTGTCAACTCCGACTGGCAGGAAATGACTTCCGGTGTCGAACCGTCCGCTTCGTACTGGCTTGACAGCCCGGTAAGCACGATAAACTTCACGTCAACAGGCACACCGTCACCGTCAGCGTTTGTCGTTACCATGAAACAGAATGTAGGCGGCAATGTGAGCGATACGAACAGGTTCTATCTTGTCGCACGGAAATATAACGGAAGCTGGCTGGCTCATGTAGGTGCTACCCTAAGCAATCAGATATCCGTTCCAGCGACAGCCGGATACACCCAGTTTGCCGTCCGGGCTTATCAATCCGCATCGGACGCGAACGCATGGAATAATAATTTTGTCGCTGAAAAAGGGGTGGGTGTAGCTAATGATGGTGCCATAGGAGCAACAGGAGCAACAGGGGCGTTTCCCCGTGACAGAGGTGTATTCGCATCAGGACAGACTTATGTCTGGAATGCGGATTACCGGGATAAGGTCATATATCTGATAGGGGGAGTTTATTATAATTTCCTTGTAAAGAATTACGGTGCTTCCGTTACCGTTGCACCCACATCAGCCAACGGGGATTCGAACTGGGAAGCCATGCAGAAGTTTGTGAATATCGCTACTGACACCCTGTTTGCCGATGGTGCGAATGTAGCCGGCTTCATGTTCAAAAACAATGTGCTTAAATCCCACAACGATGAAGGTGAAACTCTTCTTATCAATGGCGTAACCGGGTATTTCAAATGTAAGAATGCAGAGATTACAGGAACAATCACAGCGGATAAAGGACGTATCGGTCCGTTCTCCATCGCTTCGGGAGTATTGTCCTCAAAGATCCTTTATGAAAATGAAACAAATAAATACGTCGGTTTCAACCTGTCTGCCGGGCAAATTGAATTTTATAATGAAAGGACATTTGCAAACGTAAGAATCGGGGGAAACACGCAGTTTGTCACTATTGAAGGGATTAAGTATGATGCCGGAATTGATATACAGAGTCCGAATGCCATGATCGGGATGCACATCAAGACCCCGAGCATTCCCCTGTTCGTGGAAGGCGGTAACATTTTCCTTCATCCGAACAATGACAGCTATGTTTCTCTTCGTGGCATAGTTGGCAACTGGAGGAATATCTCTGTCAGCACTTCCCTGAATAACAATGATGACAATGTGATGTTTATTAATACGGGTAATATAGAAGTGACACTTCCTCCGGATGTTCCGGGACATACTATATACTTCAAACGTATGAGCGGCGGAGTAAGATTGACAGGAGGACGGATCCTGCCTGCTCCCGGAGGACAGGAGGTGTCTTATATTGATTTGGATTTTGCATCCGGCTTCATTAAGTGTATGGGTAATTATTGGGTTATGTTTTATTGCGGATAATTTAAATATAAAGTATGAGAATAAATTTTGCACAATTCCCTATTTATGATGGGATTAAAAAAGAAAAGCTTATAGCCAGTAACATCACTGAGGCCTTCGGTGACTGGATATATAAGAACGTAGCGGGCTTGAAGGCGCATCTCCTTGCGGAGAAAATCTTCAAGTCGACTGTAGATGGTGTGGAACTTGACGAAGAGGAGGTGGATATCATAAGACGCTCCACCTCCATGCTGCCCGGTCTGCTGGCGGACTCACTGAATGATTATCTGGATAAAAAGAAGGAGTAGTATGAAAGAATTATGGCAATTAATCAAGATGCTGTTCTCAAGCAAGCCGGGTGATTTTGATACTCCTGAGCTGCTTCCCATGAAGCATTATCCTTTCAAGAGATACCGTTTCATGATGTGGTGCGGACGGATGATATACCGTGCCGAGAACAAGGAGAACATAGATAGGTATATGCAGACCTATGCGGGTAAGGAAAGCTTGACGCACGAAACCATACACTTGCGTCAGGCACAGGTTATCGGCTCATGGGTAAAATACTACTGGCGGTATTTTGTCGAGTGGGTTAAGGGAAACCCTATCTGCCATCCTGCGAGTTCGGCATATTATACCATCTCATACGAAATGGAGGCGTATGCCAACGAGGGCAATTTGGATTATCCCGTGAACTACGACGGAAGCAACCTTTCCCGGTACAAGATAAAAGGTGGCAGGAAGAAGCTGTACAAATCGATTGGCGGCACTTCAAAAGCGTGGAAAACTTATATAAGAACTTTATAAAATTTGGATATTATGAGTGATTTGAATTTAGAAAATATAGTTGGCTTTAAAGCTGTGGATAAAAACGGCAACGAACGACAGGTGACCGTCGATGAGATGACAGAATTAGTTTCCGCACGGATTGTTTCCGCTGCATCAGAAATATCAACATTTGCTGCCGCTGCGGCAGCCGGAACAGATGAGTTTGAGGACCAGTTGCCCCAGTCCGACACCTTCTCTTGGCTCCGTACTTTGGACGGTTCCAAGAACCCAACTTTGACATCTTCTTCGGCTGCCGCGAAAGTCCTGGGAGAACTGATACCGCTTGCAACGAATGAAGCAAACGGATTGATGAGTAAAAATAATTATATTAAAATTGCTCAATCCATCATGTCTACCAAATTAATAAAAATAGAATCTTGGGATGGATATTCTACACTTGTATTTATTAGAACAAGTGGAGCAACCGGATTATATTCCATTGATGGTAACTGGGCGGACAGTGCGAAATTCACAAGATTGTCTGGTCCTTTAGGAAAGGATCACTTTAATGCATATAGAGAAAGAAATGGTAATATTTATGTAAAGACGACTACACAGTCAGAACCATTGACTGTTACGTCTGTAGGATCTAATCATGTTTTCAAATTTGAGGAATCAGATAAAGATGTTGATTCTTTAATAGTATTACAATGATCGGGAGGATCGGGTGGCACCGGTTTGTACCGGACCACCCGTTTTTTATACCAAAGATACGGTTCGCCAATAATCCCAATTAATCGCCAACAGGCAGAAATTCTTGTTTAAATTCCTACCTGTTCGAGCGTCCTAATATCTATATCTACTTTAGTTGCTGAAATGGCATTATAAATCGGTATGCGGTTGGCAAAATATGCTATAGCGTATCCCCATCCACTCACGTAAACATAATAATTGTAATCATTATCTCTATACATTCTTATTGATGACGGTCCAGAATTATGCGTAATACATAACCCATTACCACCGCCATGCATACAGATAATAGAGTAGTCATCAACTACTTCCGAATTACCTTCACCAACAATCTTAACAACCAAATTTAAATTCCTCATAAAATCAATCCTATATAAGGTTGCAGATCCTCTACCTTCTGCCATCCTTATATAGTTTTCATTTTGCAGAAGTTCTCCCAGCTCTGAAAAATCGTTATTTTTTTGTCAAGATATAGAGATTACTTTCAAATAAGACGGAAGTGTTTCAACTGTTTTACTATCTAGATCTATCGATTCTCTTGATTGAATAATAAATTCTGATCCATCTCCGTCTAGACCTATCAAGCCTAACCATAACTCATACATATTTGTTTCTGGATTACTGCCAAGATACAATTTAACATTGTCGTTGTTGCCAAAAAATCTAGTAACAGATATTAGTTCATTTCCTTTCCAGTCTATAGCTATTAATGATCCAAGATTGGATGCAGGAGAAGCGCCAAATATCAATGCGACATAATGATTGTACCAATATTTACTTTCAACTAATTTTGTGTATCCTTTAAAAAAACGTCTTCCCAGTCTTTTTTTATCTTCGACCGACATTAATCCGCTTTTATTGCCCGTAGCTGTACCAATCAGTTCTCCCAGCTCAGTGCTATATCTTTTGTCACGTCAAGATATTGGTACTTCAATCGCCCCACTAGGAATAGCATTGATTGATTCTATTTTGCTCGTGTTCACAAGACCTAATCGTGACACTATTATTTTCGCATACCAATTAGCTTTTATGTAAAAGCAAAATCTTTCTGTATCAACTGTATAATACATATTAATGTTACTAATTTTGGTTCCGTTTATCAATTTACAAAAGACTTTATTTGCATTCCATCTAATCATAGACACTGCGACTGAGAACGAGTCTCCACCAACATTTGTAACACTAATTACAGACTCATTTATTGATCCGGCATTTGGCATAAATACACTAATCTTACAATATTGATTATTATCTTTAGATAATTCTAAAGGTACCATACCGGAACTCATCAACCCGCTTTTATTTGATGTTGCATTCCCAATCAGTTCTCCCAGATCGAAAGATTAGGATTAATATTGTCGAATTTGATTATTTGGGAGGAAATAGCTAAATTTAAAATAAAAATATGCTAGAGAAGATACGATACAGGTTGGTCTTTAACCGCCAAAAGAA